ATGTTATGATCTGTGGCTAATTCTTCTGAAATCTTCCAAGCATTGCGCCACTCGCGGGTAGCTGGAAGCTGTTCTTTACGGCAGATAACCATCTTAGGTTTGTTGCCTTCGTTCCATGTCTGCCAAACAGACTGAGGAATATCCTTCATAATTAGATAATTTACCCACCCGCCATATGGGCCAGTGGTTTCTGTCATTGGGCCGACAGGCTCTGTGTTATGCAGCAAATAGCCTCTCGTATGCTTTACAAAGTCAGGCTGTGCCTCATCCTTTGCAAGCTCCCAATAGCTTTCAACCGGCGGCAATACGCCCCCATTTTCGGCTGCACTGACCCAGTTCGGGTCTGGAACAAGGATTTTGGCAGGAGCATCCATATCATTTGGGTCTTCAAAAACAATGCGGATATCAGACTGCACACCGTCAAGGTTTTCCTTTGCCCAGCATAGTCTGTCAAATAGGTGTGTGCCTTGAAACTGTGGAGTTTTAGCGGCTAGTTCTGCTGCCTTACTCATGCGAGGTCTCCCATAGTCATTCCCATCTCAAAAGCACAATCACTATTAGTTTCGTCATCACGTTTTCTTGAAATAATTCTGTGATTTGTTGTGCTAGGAGTTGAACTATCGTCATCAAAACTAACTCCACCATTTCTGCTGGCGGCAGATGTTGCACCACAAGTGGCAGTAAAGGCGTATGTCACTGCATCAAAAGCACTAGAATATGTTATTCCGTACTCACCAGTTCCGTGGTCAGTCAAACTACTTAAATTAAGTGAATTTCTAGCGGCAATAGTGCCAGTGCCATTAAAATTTACAAACGCCTTTGCACTACCGTTGGCAACATACGTCATAGCCACGCTGTTGTTCCCAGCGGCATCCTTCAGGGTGTTTACTCTAAGTTCGCTTGCCATTATGCTAGGCCTCCAAACAAAATTATAGCAACTTCATCGTAATCCGCGTTTGATGCTGATGTTGTTATTGTTACGCACCTAATGTTTCCAGCAGCACATGACTTCCAGTTAATCAATCCATTTTCTTTGGCAAAACCACTGTGAGCAAAATCAGCACTAGAAAAAGCATTTGTAAATGCCGTGGTTGCGTCCCCTGTACCCTCGTCTGTAATTCCGCTAACACCGAAACTTACATCTATTGCAGTAGTCGTTGCTTGGTCATATTTAAGCCACGCCTTCGCCAGCCCCTGCTGAAGATTAGTCGTGGTTGAGTTGCCCTCGCCAGTAACGCTAATGGAACCAGCGGTGGTTACACCTGTTAGGGTATCTACTTTAAGTTGACTAGCCATTATGCGAGGTCCCCATGTACTGTCGCGCACTGTTTGCTTGAGTCTGCACCAGTGTGTGAACTATTGTGACTGGTGTATCTAAAACCGCCTGTCTGCATATCCGTAATCGTAACGTGATAATTGTTAGAAACGCAGGATACCGCGTAATCATCATTAGCAAATGAATTTGTAGCATTTGGGAAAAGCGCGCCAGCCGCCACATCAGTCAAACTAGAAACATTAAAACTACCCTGCGTAGATACAGATGAAGCACTGGTTGCTTGTATCCATAACTTTGCCGCGTGTTGCTTAGTCAACCCAACAGGACCAGTGCCAGCCTTATCTGCAATAGTATCTACATTTAACTGACTGGTCATACGATACTCCAATATCCGTTAACAGTGACGGTGGCGTTTTGCGTAATCGGGCCAGCGGAAAGCGCAGCATTGGTTGCGTCAATGGTAAGCGCAGCATCAATAACGATTTCATTTTGGCGAACCACGGCAACATATTCAGTTTGATCGCCAGTTTTGCCGATAAATGGATATTCTGTTGCCATTAGGTAATCTCCATTATGCTGGCGGTGACGCTCACCTTGTCAGCCACACTGCAATCAATTTGCAAAATATCAGTTGTTTCAAGCACAATCTTGCCAACCAGCGGGCTAACAGAACCGCCAACCGGAATGGGTATATTTTTGGCAAGAAACGTGGTTGTGTTTGTAGCAGCACGGCCACCGCCGCTGGTATCACTCACCAACTTTACTGATGCCGTGACTTGCGCGGTATGGATGTTTGCCAGAATTAGCCCGATCACAACGGTTGTCGTTGATCCGGGTGTCGTATAAAGCGCCTCTGGCGTGCCGCTGCTGGCTGGCATCACATCATGCGAAACCACCTTGAAAGTATTAGCCATCTATTTTTCTCCTTTAGCCGCCAAGCGCTATTGCCAGGGCAACAATGTCATCTTGCGTTGCAGCCCCAATGTCAGACGCAACTTCTGAAACGCTGCGACTTTCCAAACCGTTTGCTGTAAATCTTGCATATTCGTCATCAGCCACTGAAGCGCTGTCAATCTTCACCGCGTTTGTGTTTGAGATGCCAAATGTCAGTGTGCCTTGTGCGCCAATATCAGATAACACCTCAGAGGTTGATCTGCTTTCAAGGCCACTGGCTGTAAACCGCGCATACTCATCATCTGCAACTGAACTGCTGTCGATTTTAACTGCATTGGTATTTGATATGCCAAAGGTCAAGCTGGCCTGTGCGCCTATGTCTGATAGCACCTCTGATGCAGATCGGCCTTCAATAGCCGTGCCATCAATCCGCAAGAAATCATTATCAGCCGCGCCGCTTGTAAATACTGGCAAATTACCGTTAGAAATGCCGGTTGACAGGGTTGCGACAGTAGTGATTGCCGTGCCGTTCAGGGTCATGGCATCAGCTTCAAGCGTGCCATCAATGTCAGCATTGCCGCTAATGTCGAGCGTTGCTGCGTCTAGTTCGCCTGTGATTGTCAGGTTGCGGCCACCAGTGATATCCTTGTTAGCATCAACAATCATTGCCTTTGATGCCAGCACAGTGCCAGGTGTTATGCCGTCAATGGTTTCTAGCTCTGCCTCGCTGATGACCGCGCCTGATCCTAATGTCAAAGCGCCGCCAACTGTGAGGTTGCCAGCAACAGCCATAGTGCTATTTGCTACGGTGGCATTTGGTGTAATTGTTAAATGCGTAACATATGTGCCAGCGCTGTTAATATCGTTGCCAAGGGTCAGTGTGCCGCCGTCAGCGATGTTTAGCTTCCACTCATCGCCTGCGTCATCGCCTTCGTCTGCCATCAATGTGATAGCAAGGCCAGCGCCTTCTGCTGCTGATATTTTCAGTGAATCCGTTGTGGTTTCATCATACTGAATAAGCACATCAGAGTTTGTGCCAAAGGTGATCGTTTTATCATCCGGCAGGGTAATGCCCTGGGCAAACGGTATAGCTGCCGTGCAAGTCTGTGTGCCGTCTTTAAGAACTGCTGTAGACAGGCCAACAGCCATGCCGTCCAGTTCTGTATCAAACTTGCTGGCAAGGATTTTAACGCCGTTATCCCTATCGGTTGTGCAGTCAAAGGTTCTGCTAAATGTACCGCCTGAAAATGCCATTTAATAAGGCCCCCCTGGTGCGAATGTGTAATGAGCTGAAATAAAGCTGATGGCCTGACTATCTGTCGCCACTTTGATGCGTAGCGCTGCGCTGAAGCCAAACTTGTTGACCGCCTTGCGGCGCTTTGTAATGCCAACCCCAACTGCGTCAGCCCAAAAGAAGTTATCCCAACTGGCTATATCCCAGCTTGCCATGTTGCTTGCAAAGGTTGTCGTTGCGACTGCAATGCCGCTAACAGGCGCTTGATCTACACCAACCCCAAAGTCAAACTGCACATCGGTTTCGCCTTCCAGCATTGGCTGCACAGAGCTAAAGCGCTTGACCCCGCCACGATCACCAAAATAATTATAACTTGTAGCGAGATCGCCTACGATGTTTTCGCCAAGATCGGCATTGCCACCTACCTTAAAAACCTTGCCGTCAGCCCCGCCGAAATAGGTGTCACCGTTAAACTGCCCCCAGACTACGGCTGGCAAATTCTCAAAAATACACCAAGCTCGGATAATTGGATTGAAAACGTGCTGGTTATATGGATCGGTGGCCGTGTCTGTTGTCGGATAATTAAAATAAACCTTGTCACCGTCTGGGCTAACAAATATCTGCCAGCCTGTGCTAGTGCCTGTTTCTGCAACTTGAGCGATTACCGTGCCTCTGATTTTCTCTGATATGGCCGCTGCCTTGTTTCCCACAAGGTCTTGCCGAACCACTTGCGATAGCGGCAGATAACCCTCTTTGGTCATTATGACAACATCACCGCCAAGTTTAGCGATTGCACGTTTTTCTTGAACCGGCTCTGCCAAACGAAATGAGCCGATTAACGAAAAATCACTGCTTGGGTTAGAGCCGCTATAAATAA